GTACTAGCGAGACAGGGAAATTTTATGGCAAAGGGAGCAAAGACTAGTAGTGCGTCTACTAATGTTACGGGATTAAGTCCAGCTACTAGTACTACTGGACCAAGTCCATCTTCTAGCAGCAATGCACCCTTGGAAGTCACTGAGGCAAATCAATTAGTTTTACCTAATAAAGATGATGTCATAAAAAGAGATGCCTTACTAAGAGGTATGTTAAATGATGAGGGTGTCTTTGGTCTATTAGATATTGTTCTAGCAGAAATGGCAGAAGAAGGTGCTTCTTTAAAGTACGAAAGAATCAAAAAAGAATTCAATGATGAAGCCACAGATCGGATTTCACTAAGAAGAGCCAATATTCTTAAAATGATTAGTGACTCTTTAATCCAAAAAAGAAATTTAGCATTAAATGATTTAGTGAATCTTAAGTCACCGCAATGGCAAATAGTCTTCAAGCAATTGATGGACAGAGTACAACAAACCTTTGTGGACTTAGATTATAGTTCAGAACAAGTAGAATTATTTTTCCAAAAACTGCAAGGTAATTTGGAAGGATTTGAAGAGGATACAGAACAGAAGTTGAAAGAAACTATTGTTGCTGGGGAATAAAGGAGTGCTCTATCTCTAAGCCATATAACAGAGCTATAAAAACTCAAAGCTCTAATAGCTCATTGAGTAAATTAGCTGGAGGATTTGCTAGAGATGTTAGTGACGGTAATGATATTAAGGATATCATTACCTTTCTAGAAGCTCCTTGGGGACTTAACCTCAACAACACAACACAACCTCTTCTTGCTGGACAGAAATTCATTCTCAAATCTTATTATAATATTCCTTTAGATGCTGTAAATAAGACAATGATCATTAGGGATAAGTTCAATGAGCGAACTCTTTTCACCTTCACCGAAGCTGAATATTTAAAATATTTATATAATGAGGGTCGTTGTAATATAGGATACCAAGATGGTAAAATACGAAATGAACTCGTTCTTATAATTGGGAGAAGAGGTACCAAGTGCCTGTGTTTAAATTATCCCCTATTGACTACTGTAGGAACTATTACTGCAAAAGAACTTTTAGAACGTTTAACCAATAAAGAAAAAATAGGAATATATACTTATGACCCCAATACTTGGGATAAATATATCACTTATGACTTACTAGCTGAAGATAATGGAGTAAAAGACACCGTTAGATTAACTACTAGATACGGTAGAACTGATGAAGTTACCACAAATCACCCCTACTATATATGGCGTGACGATTGGGATAAACCTCAGTGGCTTGAAGCTAAGGATTTAAAAATTGGAGATAAGTTAGCTATTTCTAAATCTTTAGAAATTTTTGGAAAAGAATCTATTGGAGAAGCTAAAGCTAAGATACTGGGGTATTTACTGGGAGACGGAGGTTTAACTTCAGGAGTTAAATTTACGAATAAAGATTCTAGCATAATAACAGATTTTCAAATATCTCTCAACTCATCTTTTCCAAAGCATACTATAAAATCTATAACTGGAGCTAAGTATGGGTTTAATGTTGTTAGTGATAATAAAAAAGGAATTTCAGGGAAAAATAAAGTTCTTAACTGGCTAAGAGATATATCTGAGTATGGTAAAAAAGCAGTAGACAAGAGAATTCCAGGTTGTATTAAAAAAGCACCTAAAAATGAAATTGCCTTATTCTTAAACAGGCTTTACGCTTGTGATGGTTTTGTTTCTATAGATAAACCTATTCCACAACATTTGAGTCCTAAATCTAGTATTTGCATTACTTTAGCATCTAAGCAGTTTATTCTTGATATTCAAAAAGAGTTATTAAAATTTGGTATTATCTCTAATTGGAATTATGCAATCGTTAAGTTAAATGGAAAAGAATTTGATTCATGGCGATTAAGTATAGCTCAAAGAGAATCCATTATCAAGTTTACTGACGAGATCAATATTTTTCAAAAAGAAGAAAAAGTAGAAAAAGCAAAGCAATTATCTTTAGAAAAAACAGATCAAAATAACCCACTAAACTTACTTCCTCAAGGTGCTTGGAATAGAATTCTAAATATTAAAAAAGAAAAGAAATTAAGCAATGCTGATATTCTAGGAAAACAAGGTATAGGGCTTAATGAGAGACTTAAAACTCAATATAAACTATCTAAAGATAAAGCGAAAGTATATGCTAAAAACATAGATGACTTATTTTTGTATAATCTAGCTAATTCAGAAGTATGTTGGGATACTGTTGCATCCTTGGAAGATCTGGGGAAACAGCCTACTGTAGCTCTAGAAGTAAAAGGAACTAATATTATAGGAAATGATATTATTTCCCACAACTCGACTATAGCCTCTTGGGTAGCGGCTTACGAGACTTACAAACTTTTAAAAGTACATCACCCCCAAAAATTTTATAAGCTTCTCCCCGATGCTGAAATACATCTCACATGTATAGCTACCAGTGAAGATCAAGCTAACCTTTTATTCAGGCAAATTCTTGGATACTACGCTCAGTCCACATATTTTCACAGATACATGAACAAACCAACTACGGACCGCATACATATTAGAAGTAGAAGAGAGCTAGATAAATATGGTGAAGATGGTAGAGCTTCTATTGTTGTTAAGTCTGCTGCCTGTTCTGCTCGTGGTGTTCGTGGTGCGGGTAACCTTTTAGTTATCATGGATGAGCAAGCTCACTTTGTAGATGAGAGAACTCAATCTAACAAATCAGATAAAGCTGTTTATGATGCACTTACCCCGTCTATTGCTCAGTTTGGAAACGATGGAAAAATTATCAATATTTCATCTCCTCTAAATAAGTCAGGACTGCTTTGGGATTTACATAACCAAGCTCTTGGCGGCGCAGACCAAATATTAATGATTCAAGCTCCTAGTTGGGAGATCAATACTACTCTATCTACTAACTTTTTAAAAAGTAGATATAACCAAGACCCCATCACTTATGACTGTGAATTTGGTGGTAATTTTTCTGATAGAGTTAAAGCGTGGCTTCCTGAAGAATACTTGAGAAGAGTAATCATTCCTGAACTAAAGACCAAAAACAAATGGTAGACCCCGAGTTCCTCATTTTATAGGGCTTGACGTTGGTTTGAAAGAAGATGGTACGGCAATAGCTATTAGTCATATTGAATCTGTAGAAGATCCTGAAACAGGAGAAAGATCAGATAAAATTGAGTTGGATTTCGTAGATCAGAGAGCTGCAGGAGTTTATCCTTATGAAGACTACACTATTCTAGACTTTGAATTGATCGCTGATTGGATTGTAGAAGTTTGTTCTAAATTTCATATTATGGGTGGGCTTCTTGATCAGCACAATGGTGCTCTTGTAGCACAACACTTAGCTAAAAAAGGTATGCCTCAATTTGATTTAGTTTATCATACTAGACAATTTAACTCAAAGCTTTATCAGAACTTCATGATGTTATGTATTGATAGAAGATTAAGGTTATACAATGAAAGACCTAATGCCGAAGAAGACAGCGATTTAATTGATGAGCTTTTAAAACTTCAGGTTAAACAATTCTCTAAAAATGTCATCGCTGTTGAAGCTCCTAAAGTTCAAGGATGCCATGATGACCGTTCTGATGCAATTATGAGAAGTATCTGGTTGGCTTCAGAAGCTCTTAAAGATGGTAAGGTTAAAGGTATGAATCAGTCTCTAGGTAATAATAGATACAAGCATATTAGAGATGCTAACCAATATAAAATGATAAAAGCAAGACATCACAATATTACGGATAATAGAAGAGATGTTAGAAACGCTAGAAGAACAGCATGGACACATAAATAAGGGAAGTAATTTAGAAAGAGACCTTCAAAATAAGACACTAGTTTTAAAAAAAGGCGTTAAGAATTTACAAGAACTTTTAGGTAGAATCTATCTTTCTGCTAAAAATGCCAATAATAATAAGCTTATATATATAAAGAGAGATGTAGACAAATTAAATGCTACTTCTAAATTTTTGAATAATTTAGATCTCCCTAATCCAAAGGAGACTAGAGAATCATCTTTTAATAAGGAGATGACTGCTTTATATAATGATGCTGTTAAGAACATTTCTAAGATGCAGGAATTATTCAGAAAACAAGAAGCTGCTGAGAAGAAAGATTTGCACTATAATGGCAGATTTTTTTCTGATCAAAAAAATTTAGATAATTTAAGGTTAGCCTACAGTAATATAAGACAGATGAGAATCGGTCTGAGGTTTTCCAAACAGGATTGGAATGATATCGAGAAAAAGTAAATGGAGTTAATCTAATGGATAAAAATCCTTCTTTTAAGAATAAAAGATATGCGACTATTACGAAGAAAGGTTTTGCTAATAGGACAGCTAACTATGGTGGTATTCAGGAAAGTGGATTCCATGATTTCTATTCTCCAATTCTTTCCAAAGACTTTCTTGAATTACCACAAAACTTAAAAGAACGTAGAGCTTGGTACAGGTTCTTCTACTCTTTTAATGAGATGGTTAGAAGATCTATTGATTTGCATAGTGAATTACCACTTTCTCGTATCAGATTAGCTTCTCCTAAATGTGATGATGCTGAAAAAGCAGAATATATTTTAACATTCTTTGAGAATATGAGTGAACGTTTAGGTCTTTTTAAGAAACTACTTGCTTTTGCCCACGAATATTATTTGATGGGTTGTTGTTACCTCTTCCTAGAAGATGGCTCTGAAGCAGGTTCTGAGAATGATCCTCTATTTACTATAGATGATGATCTTCAAATGCCTGAAGAAGCTAAAGCTTATAGAAAAAAATATGATAGTAAATGTCCAGATTATCAAGGATGGGAAAGAATGCAAATTCTACCCCCCGATATGGTTAAGATCACACGTTGGCAATTTACAGATAAAATTAAAGCAGAACTGATCGTTCCAACTGATACAGCTAACCTTATAAGACAAGGTGGGATGAGTCCTCAAGCTGAGCAAGAAGTTGAGGAGATCATGAAGGATATGCCTCTAGATTTAAAGAATAGTATGGAATCAGGCGATCCAATGGAGTTTGAGACTAATCCTTATATGGGTTCTCACTTGGTAGAAATTCTAAGAAAAACTGGAGACTATGAAGAAGCAGGATCATCTATTCTCGATTCTTGTTTAAGATCTCTACTTCTAATGGATAAATATCGCCAAGCACAGTCTCAGATTGCGTCGAGACACATGACACCTATGCGTGTTGTTACTGCACCTAAAGCTTCATATGACGAAGTTGAATACCTAAGAGAGCAAGTAGATGCTGCCTTAGTAGACCCTGATTACTCTATCATTGCCAACTTTGATATTGATTGGAATGAGATGGGAGCTGATGGTCGTGTACTTAGTTTAGGTGAAGAGTATGCAGAGCTAGAAAAAAGACTCTCTGCGGGTCTAGGAGTCACTATGGGGCTTCTTACAGGTGAAGCTACTTATGGTGGTGAGAGAATATCCTTGGAGATCATTAACACCCAATACATGCTCTTTAGAGAAATCGTTCAAGATTTCGTAGAGAACCATATCTTTAAACCCGTAGCTCTTAAAAAAGGTTTCTGGGAATATGATAAATTTGGAAATAAAAAAATATTAACACCAACTATTTCTTTTACTAGATTGGCTCTAAGAGATAATGATGCTGTATTCAACCAGTTATTTGATCTATATCAAAAAGGTTCAATACCTCTATCTTATATCCTAGAACTTCTGGGATTAGATCCAAATGCAGCAAAAGATGAAATTGAAAGAGACATGCTTACTGTGAATGATAGCAGATTTAACGATCTAATTAATGCTATTTCTCAACCTGTTGCTGATCAGATTGCTGAAAGTACTGACATAGCTAAGAAAATTGCCGCCTACATGAAGCTTAAATGGAAAGAACCTGAAGGCGAAGCTGGTGGTGAAGAAGGTGCAGATGAAGAGGAAAGGTTTAAGTAATGAATAGAAAAAAAATTATTAATAAAGTATTGGCAAAATTATCTAAGAAAAAAGTTAAAGATAAAGTTCCTGGAGGAATTGGCGACGGTAGACCTGATAGTGACTTTGATCCCAAGCAGTTAGCCGAGGGTATTAGCGTCGAAGTAGAGCACACCAAGGACAGCGAACTAGCAAAAGAAATCTCAAAAGACCATTTAACAGAACTTCCCAACTATTACATTAATGATAAAGGTGAGAGCCGTTTGAAGGTAATGGAAGAAGAAGCTAAGAAAGAGCTAGAAAAAAAATAGCTCTGTAATCTACTAATAAAAACTTAGTTTGGACTTTTAGTATTAAAGAGGACTCCTAGATGAGCGATATTAAAGAATCAGATAGACGTAAATATAATCCTGGTGGAAATAATGAGTACTCTGTTCCAAAAGAAAAGCCACCTAGATATGATCTACGGAAGAAGCATCAGATTAAAGACGACCCTCTTGATAATGATGATTCTATAAAAGAGGATAAACTAGCTATGAACACGAAAACTATTGAAGCAGCAAAAAGAATGGCAAGAAAGAAAATTGCAGCTAACCAAAAAAATGACAATATGATTAGAGAAGGACTTGAAGGTTTTCAATTCAAAGACCAAGGAATTAAGTCAATAGCTAATACCTATAAACATCTAGCTAAAGCATTTATGGAATTAGCTAAAGCTAACCATACTTTCTCATCTTGTAAATCTAGTCAAATAAGTCCTGATGGTAAGTTAGGAGGACGTGGTTATGTTCTTTCTATCCGAGACATAAGAGGCTCTTTTGGAAACATAATGAATGGGATGAGTGAGCTTATAGATACTTTTCATGATGAAGTTAATTCACCTTATTTAAAAAGAACAATAATTGAAGATAACCCTATCATTAAAGACATCTTAAGTGATGCAGAAACTATTATTGATAAGGCAGAAGATCTTGAAGAAGCGAATGAGAAGGTAAACCAAAATACTCCTCAAACGTTATCCGATGATGAGAAAGAAAAAGTAAAAGCTATTTTAGAAAAAAAATGGGGCGATAAATAAGCATTAGCGACTAGGAGATGTGATGCAAGGGATAGTGATTTTTAATAAGGATTACATAGAAAAGCTTTATTATACGGGAAAGACTATAGAATTTATTTCAAAAGAAGTAGGTATTCCTAGAGAAACCTTAAGGAAAAAGATGCTTGCTTCAGGCATAAAAGTTAGAACTAGAAAAGAAGCAGGAAAGTTTAAATTAAAACTAAATTATTCTGACTTAACTTCAATAAAAAAAGATTATACACAAGGAAAGTCGGCAAGAGAAATAGCAAAAAAGTATAATGTTTCTCAGAGAACCATCCTTGTTTTTATGGAAAAAAATGAAATACCTAAAAGAAATAATTTGGAAGCTTTAAGGCTGAAAAATTCAAGAAATAAGGAAAGAGATTTATCTAAATTAAATAAAGAAACTCTCAAACTATATAAAGAAAACACTTCGCTAGCGGACTTATCTATTAGATATAATGTTTCCCGCGATACAATTAAAGAATGGCTTCTTAAAAACGAAGTTATTTTAAGAAATAGATCCGAATCTTTTGAGCTTACAAGAAATACTGAAGGGTTTAAAAAAAGAAAGATTTGGAATAAGCACTTAACTAAAAAGACAAGCTCTAAAATTAAAAGAGCTACTCTAAAAATGTTAGAGACTAGGAAAAAAAGAGGGATTTCTTATAAAGGGAACAAAAACCCGATGTATGGAAAAGTCACTCATGGTAAAGTAGGATATAGAAAAGAATTAGGACATTCAGTCAGATCTACTTGGGAAGCTAATTTTGCTAAAATATTGAATTATTTAAAAATTATTTATGAATATGAAAAACAAACCTTTGAATTAGAAAATACTACATATACTCCAGATTTTTACATACCTTTAAAAAATAAATTTTATGAAGTTAAAGGTTATGAACAAAATAACAAATTTTATGAATTTAAAGAAAAATATCCTAAAATTAGAATAGTTCTTGTTAATAAAAAATTCTATGACTATCTAATACTAAAATATAGAAATAAAATAATATTAGACACAGGTCAAGATAGTTATACTAAAGAAGAACTGATTATTTTATATAAAAAATTTATACTTAAAAGAATTACTTTTAAATATAGTGTGACTGCTTTTTGTCGATATTATAAAATATCCCAAAGAAGCATCAATACTCTATTTAAAAGCTCCACTCTTTTTAAAAAGGAATCTTTATGCGAGGAATAATATTAGCAGGAGGACAAGGTACTAGGCTACATCCTTTAACTAAGGCTACTTGTAAACAATTGTTACCTGTTTATGATAAACCTCTTATTTATTATCCTTTATCTATACTAATGTTAGCTAATATTAAAGAAATATTAATTATTTGTAATCCTCAAGATATTAAAAATTTCAAAGAGCTACTAGGAGATGGTACGCAATTGGGCATACACATTGAATATGCTATACAAGAAAAACCTAGAGGAATTGCAGAAGCTTTTATTATTGGTGAAAAGTTTATAGGCGATGAGCAGGTAGCTCTTATCTTAGGAGATAACATTTTATATAGTAGTAATTTGATAACTCTCTTAAATTCAGTTTCAACAAATAATGCTACAATCTTTGGATATTATGTTAAAGATCCTCAAAGATATGGAGTCGTTGACTTTGATGAACATTTAAATGTTTTATCTATTGAAGAAAAACCTAATAATCCCAAATCTAATTATGCAGCAATAGGTTTATATTTTTATGACAAAGACGTTGTCGATATTGCTAAAAAATTAAAACCTTCTAGTAGGGGAGAATTAGAAATAACAGATTTAAATTTAGAGTATTTAAAATTAAATAAATTAGAAGTAAAACTTTTAAATAGAGGTTGTACTTGGATGGATGCAGGAACTTTAGATTCACTCTTAGATGCTAGTTTATTTGTTAAAGCTATAGAAAAAAGACAAGGTCTCAAAATAGCTTGTCTTGAAGAAATTGCTTACAATAAAGGTTGGATAGGAACTGGGGAGTTGATGGTATTAGCTACTCAGTATAAAAACAGTTACGGTATATACTTAGA